ACGCCGATGGTGTTGTAAGTGGTTCTATACCAAATTCACAACTTGCAAATGATTCAGTTAGTTATGTTGCTGGTGATGGTTTGACAGGTGGAGGAAGCGCAGCTTTAGGCGCTAGTGCTACTATCAACGTTGTAGGTGGAGATGGAATTACTGCAAATGCACATGATATAGTAGTTGATGGTACAATATTAAGAAAATTAGGAGATAGTGTAATTACAAGCTCAGCTCAAGTAAACCATGATGCAACAACAAACTTTGCCTCAAATGAACACTTTACTCAAGCGAGTATTACCACGGTAGGCACAATAGGAACAGGAGCATGGCAAGGCACTATCATAGCATCAGCATACTTAGACTCAGATACAGCTCACCTAACTACAGCTCAGACATTTACAGGAGAGAAAAAATTTGCTACTGACGTTACTGTATCAGGTAGTTTAATAATATCTTCTTCAATAGGAGATAGCCCTTACGGTATGTTAGTTAAAGGAGCAATATCAGCATCAGGAGATGTTATAGCATACCAGTCTTCAGATAGAAACCTAAAAGATAATATAGTGCCAATTGAATCACCATTAGAGAAACTATCTCAAATTAATGGAGTAACATTTGATTGGAATAACAAACAAGACCTTTATACAGGCCGGGATATAGGAGTAATAGCTCAAGAGATTGAGAAAGTACTACCCGAAATAGTACAAACTCGAGAAACGGGTTTCAAAGCAGTACGTTATGATAAAATTGTCGCGTTATTAATTGAAGCAATTAAAGAGCAGCAGTTACAGATAGATGAGTTAAAAACTCGTTTATAGCGACCAATCTATAATTATGGAAAATATGCCAACAGTACCTACTTGGTCTCACCAAGGAAGGTTAATCACATCTATTTCAGACATGCCAAAAGGAACTTATGGTTTCATCTACGAGGTTTACCACAAACCAACAGATGTAAAATACATAGGAAAGAAAGTTCTTTATTTCGAAAGGAATAAAAGACTTGGTAAAAAAGCCTTAGAAGAGTTAAGATTAGAAAGAAAGGCAAAAGGAATAGGAGGAAGAACCCCAGCCAAACAAAAAGTAATAACAGAATCAGACTGGTTATACTACTACGGATCCCAGAAAGAGATACTAAAACTATCTAAAGAAGATAATGCTTCTGAGAATTGGGAGAAAAGAATACTACAGTTTGTCCCTAATAAAAAACTACTTACCTATTTTGAAACCAAACACCTAATGGTGAGTGGAGTATTGGAGGATGAATTAAGTTCTCACATCAACGATAATATCTTAGGTAAATTCTACCGCAAAGACTTTAAATAGAGCAAAGTAATACACTAGGTTTTTAGCGTGTTTATGACTGCCGCCATCGATAGCTAGTGTATTTATACGTACAGTTATTTCAAATGCATAGAGACAGTTTTTAAATATAGTAAATCTTTTACTTAGAATACATTCATAAAAGCTATTTATACTAAAGCACACAGTCCTGAAGAATGAAACTAAGTAAAATAATAAAGGAGATTAATAAAGATGAGATCAATATGATTGGTTATGATCTAAATGATCTTGAATTTGAAAATGTCAAACATATATTTCCAAAAATAACAGATGGAAATTACGGATCATCAGTAGCATTTCCCGAACCATCCGATAGTATGGTAATGATTGGAAATGAAGACTCTTTAGAACGCTGGAAAGTAGATATTAAAAGCAGATATGGTAATGTAGAAATAAGGTTCTACCCTCATGCAACAGCATGGTTCGATAAAGTAAAAGTACACGATAGTAAATTTATACAAGACAAAGAGGATTATACAAACGCCAAAGGACGTTGGCTAGATAAAGAAAGAAAAGCCGGAAAGTCATCTGGATTAGATTAAAATTGTTAATATGAAAAAACACAGAATCACATTAGGAGAAGTTCTTCAATATGATCCTGATTTTGAGAATGAGGTTGATAAAATTAAAAATCAAGGAGGAGTATATATTAGCAACAAACCATCAGGAGATTACGGAACAGTTTTTCTCTTAAACGGCAAAGCCGTAAAAGTTACTACAGATTCAGTAGAACTTGAACATGCACAAAAACTCAAAGGTAAAAAAACCAATAACTTCGTTTTTATCTACGATGTAACACAGAGAAATGAGAAATTAGGTATCATTACAATGGAAGTTCTCGGTCAATTAAATCAGCAAATACCGGAAGAATGGGTAGAAGCAACTGAAAAAGAAGCACAGAGACTGGGTATAGATCCTGAAGAATTAGATTTTATAGGAGATAACGTGATGGAACATCCTAAAACAGGTAAATTAAAAATGATTGACGTTTAGTTGGTAGTTTAAGATTTTTTTCATATCTTTACTATAGAGTAGTTACAGCACTTTATGGAATATACCGTTTTACTAGCTTCTGTCGAAAATCTATTAGGCAAGAGTCACAAGAGGTCTAGGGGCAATCACGCCTTCTCTTGTCCCTTTTGTAATCATAGAAAACCGAAGCTAGAAATTAATTTTGCGACTAATGAGGAAGGACAGAATCCTTGGGAATGTTGGGTATGCCAAACAAGAGGAAGAACCATTCGTTCCCTACTGTACCAATTAAAGGTACCAAAAGAAGAAGCAAATGATATATTAAAGTACCTACCAAAAGGACAGACATATAATTTAGATTTGAGCACCGTAGTTCAATTACCTAAAGAATTCCAGTTACTAACTAATGCAACACCTACCTCATATGTAGGTAATATAATTAAAAAGTATCTATATGCGAGAGGATTTACCAACAATGATTTTATTAAATATGGTATTGGATACTGTACAAGTGGAGAATATGGAGGACGAGTTATTATACCAAGTTATAATGAATCCAACCAACTCAACTTTTTTGTTGCAAGAACTTATGATGGGAATTATTTTAAGTACAAAAATCCGGAAGCTAGTAAAGACATAATTATTTTCGAAAACCTTATTAACTGGAATGCTCCTATAGTAATATGTGAGGGTGTGTTTGATGCAATAGCTATTAAACGAAATGCCATTCCAATTCTAGGAAAATCAATAAGTAATTCCTTAATGATAAAATTAATACAAAGTAAATCTAAAGAAATATACATTGCTTTAGACAAAGACGCTCAATACAAAGCCTTTCAGTATAGTGAACAGTTCTTAAGTATGGGCAAAAAGGTTTTCATGGTAAAAATGGAGGAAAAAGATCCTAGTGAGATGGGATTCAAAAATTTCACAAAACATATACAAACTGCAGAAGAGTTGGACCTTCAAGCTATAATGCAATATAAATTAAGCTTATGATAAAGCAAGGAATGAATATTCTAAAAGAGCATTCAAAAAAGAGATTAGAATTCAACCCAGATTTAAAACAAATAAATTTTCTCGATAGAAGAGTGTACCAAAGATCGGAAGGAGTATTTTACCCATCTGTAACTACAATACTCCAGTATATGCCCAAGAATAAGTTTTTCGAAACATGGATGAAAGACGTTGGGCATAATGCCGATCTAATTATGCGGAGAGCAGGTAAACAGGGTACACAGGTACATGAAGCAGCTGAACAGTTAGTATTAGGAGAAGAAATTAGTTGGATAGACGATTACGGTAAAGCAAAGTATAGTCAACTAGTATGGGAAATGATTCTTAAGTTTTACGACTTCTGGACAACCCATAAACCAGAACTAATATCATCAGAAGACTTTGTATGGTCAGATAAACATAAATATGCAGGTACAGCAGACCTAGTAGTAAAGATGAATGGCGAAATTTGGTTATTAGATATTAAAACCTCTAACTCAGTACACAAGTCATTTGACTTACAGTTAGCTGCATATGCTAAAGGATTAGAAGAATCTAAAGGCATTAAAGTAGAAAGAACAGGTATCATTTGGCTAAAAGCACATTCAAGAGGTCCTTCTAAACAAAAGAACGTAATACAGGGTAAAGGATGGAAGTTATTACAGATAGATGATATCGAAACTAATTTCGAATTGTTTAATAGTATTTATAATCTTTATAGGTTAGACCACCCTACAACAGAGCCTATTTATTATAAATACCCAACAAAATTAAAGATATGAAGAACTTAATCTACCTATTATTAGTAACATTAACAATTTCTTGCTCATCTTTTCGTGTATCTACATTAAACTATGACCCAATCTATGGTCCTGATGGAACTGAAATAAAAGTAGATACTATTGAATCCGAATGGGAATTAAATAGGAAGTTTAGATTTGATGATAGATTTAGATGGGATTTTGCACAATATGCAATGACACAAAACCTAAGATGGCATACTGATTTTTATTGGAATAACAGAATGCATAGAAGTCCATTCGCATCATCCTTTGATTTCTATTGGAACTCAAATGAATACTGGTGGAATTGGGCAAGTAACTATCCATTTAATTATGGATTCAATCATTGGGATAGATTTGGATTCTATGGTAACTATGGGTATAATAGTTGGAATAATTGGGGGAGTTATGGATATGGTTGGAATCATTGGGGTTGGAGACAACAAATGAATACTTATGCTTGGCAACATAGAAATAGACCTAATACAGCTTATATTAATGGTAGAAGAGGTTCAAATATTAATAATAATAATATTGGCAGACGTGTTGTAGATATAGTCAATAATAATAACAATAGTGTTAATAGTGTTATAAGAATAAACAAACCAAGACCAAATACAACAACAGAAACAGTTGATAATACATTAGATTGGAATATTAATGATATAACAAATACATTAATTAAAAATTTTAATGGAAACGTAATAAGAGTTTATACTAATCCAAACAATGTACCTAATGTAATTATTAGAAATAACAACAACAGTAACAATAATAGTAATAACGTAAGAGGTTCTTGGAAACCCAATAATAACTCAAGTAATAATAACGTTAGAGTTTATCAAAGACCATCGAATAATGGTTCATCCAATATTAGAAACTCATCATCTAATAATACAAAGTCATCATCTTCTTCATCAAATAATACAAGAAGCAGCGTTAAAAGTGGAAATAATAATAAAAGACAATAATGAAACTAAGCGACATCATTTTAGAAGTTAATAATGGAAAACCAAAAGCAGTAATAATGGCTGGAGGAGCCGGTGTAGGTAAATCCTATATTCTTAATCAATTGCATTTAGATAGCCTAGAGCAATTTAATGCTGATAAATACGTTGAAGATCCTAAGAGCCCAATGTATAATAAGTTAGGACCAGCAGCAGCACAAAATGACAAAGATGTTAATTTAGCAATTGAAAACGGAACCAGTTTCGTATGGGATACAACAGCTTCAGGAGTACGTTTTATGAAGACGTTATCCAAACTAATAAGAAAAGGATACGATATATACATGGTAATGGTGTATTCTCACCCAATGATATCCTATATGCAAAACTTTGCTAGAGAAAGAAACATTCCTGCGCCAGCAGTATTCTCTACATGGAGAAATGTATACCAAAAAATAGCTGAATATAGTAAACTAGTTAATGGTAATATTTCTATATTTGTAAATGACTATAATGGTAAATTTAAAAAAGAGGTAGAAGGTTTTAATACTGCAGCTAAAGGCGGAGTAGACGGAATTAAGAAGTACCTAGAAAAATATAATGAACTAAAAGGAGTAGGTCAATCATCATTCTTTACTCCTATAGAAATGACACCTGAAGAAGAAAAAGCATTTGCTTCAGCAGTATCCGGTATCAGTAGAGACATTAATAACAGAGGAGAAGATAAAGCTGTTAAAAAAGAATTCTTAAAAACATTTCAAAACAATGGAGTTGGACCTGGAGCAGATAAATTAAAATTAGCTATTACTAAATATAACGACAGTAAAGATAAAAGAGATGCAGCCCATAACGATATATTAAAAAATATTGCAGATATGATATTCTCACCTGAGTTTCAAGAGATATTAAGACATTCAACACCATCTGAAATAGATAGTAAAATTCAAAACTTTTTGTAAGAAATGGCAATAGCACTATACCCAGGAGCATTTAAACCACCTCATAAAGGTCATTTTGAAGTAGCAAAACTACTACTTAATGGAAGTTATAATGGACAAGTATATAATATAGACGATTATACTGAAAAAGGAGGGAGTGTTCTCAATAACGATAAGAGCACTAAACCGGATATTAGTAAAGTAATAATCTTTCCCGGTGGCGGAGAACGTAACGGTATAACTAAAGAAGAAGCAACCGCTATATGGACAATGTATGCAAAACACCTACCAGGTGTAGTAATAGAAGATGGACAGAAAAACCCAATGTTTGCAGCTAAAGATTATGCTAAAGCAAATCCAACACAAGAGTTTTATGCAATAACAGGTATTAGAGAAGAAGAAGATTTAGTAGATTTAAAAAGAGTTACTACATTTAAAAATGTACCTAACGTTGGAGGATTAGTTATCTCTAATAAAGCAACTCAAGGAGTTAGAGCTACTAATTTACGCAACATAGCACTACAGGGCAGTCTAGACGATATTAGAGACTTCTTCCCAAAAGAACTAAGCAGAGAAGATCTATTAGAAATAATTAATATGTTAAAATCATCAATAATACAAGAAGCTTTTGAAGGCGCAGCATTCAAAACAATAGACGACCACTTTTTAAAAGAAGATACTCCTTTCAAAGCAGCACCTTCTAAAGATAGAGAAAAACTTGGAGCACTATACACCCAATTACAGGGTATGATTAGTACTGATTCATATAGTTTACAAATGAACCAAGACCATATTAGAATCTCATTAAGTAATAATAAGAGAATAGATAATTTTGAATTCGCACCATTTATGGCATCCTTATTAGAGTATATGATAGATGAAGGAATGAAGATAATACCATTACCCGAAATAAAGATTAAACAAGATATTACAGAAGCAGACAACTTCTTCGGAAGAACAGCTTACTACAATCCAGGAGAAAAAGAACTAGTAGTCTATACATTAGGTAGACACCCTAAAGATGTTATGAGATCTTTTTCACACGAAATGATTCACCATGAACAGAACCTACAAGGACGTTTAAAAAGTTACGGTACTACCAATACCAATGAAGACGATGCTTTAGTAGAAATAGAAAAAGAAGCATATCTAAGAGGAAACATTACATTTAGAAACTGGGAAGATAAAATAAAGAATGAGCGTTAAACTAACAGATTTACTAGAAACATATCCACTACCTGAACAAAAGGTAGTTCCACCATATCAAATATACTGCGATATGGATGGAGTATTAACTGATTTTGAATCCCGATTCGATCACTTTACTGGAATGCACCCTCAAGATTACGAAAAGAAACACGGAACACCAGGATTTTGGGATTTGATTGATAACCAAATTGGAGTTAAATTCTGGGTAGGTATGGATTGGATGCCTGGAGGAGAGCAACTATGGAACTTTATTAAACCATACCAACCACACTTACTTACTTCTCCTTCTAGAAATGATAATTCTAGATTAGGAAAAAACCTATGGGTTAAGAATAATTTAAACCCAAAACCAAAAGTGATATTTGCATACTCAAAAGATAAACAAACAAAAGCTAACCCACAGAGTATATTAATAGATGATAAAGGATCGAATATAAAAGAATGGGCAGCAGCCAACGGCATTGCAATTAGGTGTAAAGATGGAAATGTAGTCCCTGTTATAAAACAACTAAAAGACTTAGGTTATGAATGAATCTCTACTAAAAAAAGAGTTTAAAGAATCAGATTTAAAAAGAGCAAGAAATTTAGTTAAT